TCTTTACCCAGTTTATCAGTATATATCTTTGCTATCTTTTTAATATTCTCTGACGACAAGTTTATTTCGCCATAATGCTCGGTGAGGAGAAGTCCCGTCATTGCTGTCATTTGTGTTCTACTTATTCCCCATTGACTTCCACCTTCACTTTTTCCCGCTTCCAATAGAAGCAACTCTTCTTTCATCATTCTTTTTTCATCTTCGTGAAAACACCCAAAGTAGCCCATAGATTCTGCTACGGGTTCTTGTGTGGCGCGGGCATCGATGTCTTGAATCCCCTGTGCATACCCCTCTTCATATCTCTTTCTTAGCACCCTCAAGGTCTTCGGATCAACATCAGGCTCAGACTCAGGGGCAAACGCAGATTCATCTGGAGCTTCCCCACTGAGTGCGGCTTGTCTTCCGACATTATAAGCTTCTACTTCACTGCCCTGATGTAGTACACGAGCATAGGACTTTTTCTTTTGTGCGCCAGTGTCACGTTTGCTCCCTGCCTCCTCATCAAATTCACCCGTCTCATCAACATTCTTATAAAACATGCCTTTGTTTTCAGTATAGCCTGGAACTCGCTGTAATACCGCGAACATATCTTTTCTCCACTTGCTAGCTAACTTGGGATCCTGTGGGTATGCTTTTATTTGTACCCTAAGATCCTCCGACGCGTCACCTAGAAGATGGTCATTCTTCGCACCCAACATCACATCAACGAAATTCTCGCGATTAATTTCAAAAGCAAAGAGAGCCAACTTAGAAACACTATCACCTTCTGTGTCTTTAAGGGCAATCAAGTATTTAATCGAAGGAACACCTCCTCCTCCTCGGAGGAAAAGATAATCAATGAGATTAGTAAAGCTACCGTGAATAACCGTATCGGGACTCAAAAGTTTTAAACTAACATTTTCACCCGCACCAGTAATAAAATCTTCAATTGGCAGAGTGCCGCCGACGCGACCCGATTCCTGTCTGCCCCCTGTAAGTGCCGCCATAAATGCTTCAAATACAAATCCAGAAGATGCCTCGTTATAATCGTTGAGCGTTGCTTGTAGTGCTTCGATAATCATCATCATGTTCAAGAGCGTGTTCGACTTACCACCTGGAGCCTTCCGTTTAGCAGCTTCGGGATCCAAAAAGGAATTAACGTGTGCGATTCGCGCTCTCATATTACCACCGCCCGTAACAGAAGCAAAAATTCTATCGACTTCTTGACGGGATTGACTTTTAGGATCGCCCCAAGACTCAGTTGGGATCAGCTTTGGAAGATCAATATCAACACTAAAACGACGAGCTTCTTCCTCTTCTATCACCTCTGGCTCAATAGCATCATACAAGTGCTCAACCATTTCCATTAACATGGAAAAGTCGATAGGCTTCTTCTTTTCCTTCTTTTTATATTCTTTTCTCAATATCTCAGACAGTTCAGACATTTATATACCTCATAATATTTCGTCAGCGATCCCTAACTTAATTGCTTGCTCTGCAGATAAATAGACATTCACTTTACGTTTTAACATTTTTTTAAGTTGAGATTTGGTCATTTTTGTTTCTGCTACTAAACAATTTATATACATTTTTTGTAGCTCTTCAACTGCTTCTAATTCGTTAACGAGATCATGAATATTTCCCTGGTTGCCGGCACTTACTGAATGAATCATAATACGGCAGTTCTTTGCAATCTTGCGCTTGCCCTTTGTTCCGCAAGCAAGCAGTGGCACACCAGCCGACATTACTTTTCCTACGCCAACTGTATGGATTTCTGTTCTCTTCTGGATATCTTTCATTATATCATACAAAGCGAACATGTCATCAGCAGAGCCGCCGTAAGTTGAAAGATAAAACTCAATAGGTTCTCTATCTTCTTCCTTTTTGTCCTTATTCGTTTCGTTCATGTACATAAGCGCGTGAACTAATTCCGCTATAGGCTCTTCTAGTATGTCAGAAAACAAGCCGATTGTCCTCAAGCTAATCTCTGGCTCTCCTCCTTGTAGTTTAGAAGGATCAACCAAAATAACTTTCTTTTCTTCTATAGTTTCTTCAACACCATCAAGAAAGCTACGTAACTTTTCTTTTAATTTGTCTAATACATCACTCTTCAAGAAGGAACGCATGCGCCACCTCTCTATTCTGCTCAAGATAGTCCATTCCCGATCTCCAATCATCAAAATCTAATATCTCTTTGTAAAATTTAGAATGCTGTTCGACTATATGTTTAATTGCTTTTTCTTTGTAGGAGTTAATTGCTAGATCAATGTTAATGGTATAAGCGCCAATGTTTTGTTCGCTGGCTCCACTTTCTTGCAAAGTAAGAATCTTATAAGTTCTTGAGAAAGCAAAATTTTCCATTGACTTTGCGAGGATGGCCAGACTAATAACTTGGGCGCTTTTCACTATTAATATTCCAGTTCTAGTGGCGCGAAAAAAATAAAATGTCTTACAAGTTAGGTAACCAAACACAAATACAAGAAAATATTGAAGCCATTCCATATAATATCCTTTTCAAAAAATAACCACCAATATCTCTATCGGTGGTTTATTATAACAGCTTGTAAATTCTTTGTCAACTACTTTTTCAAGAGCCTCTTCATAATCTTTTCAGCTAGTTGATCAGCCATCTTTTCTTTTCGAGATTCCTTCATTAAACGAGCGGCTACGCGACGGGCAACTTCTTGCATCATCATTTCTTCTTCGCCGCCTACTTCCATTTCCTCACCTCCTTCCGGGGGCATTTCTTCTTCGGGGGCCATTTCCTCGTCTTCGAGACCTTCTAGGCCTTCCTCGTCTTCGAGACCTAGCTCTTCTTCTTCGCCGCCTTCGCTGCGTTCGGCGTCCATTACAATACCATATGGTTCAAGGGCACTGCCCATAGCATCGAGCATTGTTTCTAGAGCGGTTTCCACAGCTTCTACAGCGTCAGGAGCAAGCTCTTCTGCTCCTTCATCTTCCAGGCCCATTTCATCATCTTCCAGGCCCATTTCATCATCTTCCATACCCATTTCTTCATCTTCTAGGCCTACTTCCTCATCTTCCAGGCCCATTTCTTCGCCTGCTCCCATATCGTCCATAGGCTCTTCTTCTACCTCAGTAACGCCATTCCACTCACGCAATCTAGGACTGCCAACCGCCGGCATGCTGGCCAATTTCATGAATCGACGGATTTCTGATTCAGTTAACAAAGTCTTACGAGCCATTATAAATCTCCTTAAAATGTACAAACTCAAATATAAATAGTGTTGTGGTTTAATAAACTCCCTAAAAAAGCAATCTTGCCGAAGATATACGTTTTTTTAACTTTTCTAGAGCCTTTACTTCTATTTGTTTCACTCTCGCAAATGAAATGCCTAAGCGATCTGCTGCTTCTCTGAGGGTCATATTCCCGTTCTCGTAAACAGATATTAAACAACAATTATGTTCTTTTTCATAATCTATCCAAAGACGACACTCCGTCACCGGGCACGACACTCCTTCTTTCAAACAATACTTAGAGCATTTTAATAATCCATTTTGTTTCATAACTCTGGGTGCTCCTCTTCTAATAAATCAAAAATGTTTTCTATTTCGCCTTCGCTAAGTGCAAAGTCCTTAAGGGTCGCTTTGCCTTTATTGCGGAGGCGCGATGATTTAGCCTTTTTACTTTTAGACTGATCTTTTACTTCGTCAATATATCCTTGTATCCTCTCGTCACTTGTGATATATCCTGTTATCATATGTCGAAAAAAGGCAGATTGTGTAAGCCCATCCTGTTTTAACCTGATTAAAAGTTGAGCTTGGCGGTGATCATTGTCTGTGAAGATTATTCGTTTTGTTAAGTTTCCATAATCTATTTCCGTAGACATTATTTCTCCTTCTCAATAAATTCTTTAATATCGTTCAAATGGTACCATGTCTCTTTGTTTGGTTCCTCTGGATCCTTTAACACTCTAATCTTGGGCGTATTAAATCCTGTTTTAACCAAGGTAATTGTGGGCACTCCATTAAACCCTATAATCTTTTCTGCTTGTGGATAATCAGCGATATTAAAAGCAAAAAAGTGTAAGTCTGAGTATTCTTTGTTTTCTGCTATGTCTTTATAAGGGCTGCTTAATTTATGACAGAACGGGCACTTATTCGAATAAAATTTAATAACACAAATTGCTGCTTCATTTACTTTACCAGATAATAATTTTTGAAGTGCTGGTTTTGACAATCTATCAATCGACATTTTCTCTCTCCTTAACTACTTTTTTTGCCTTTTCAATACAGGGAGGGCAAAATAAGCGAACCTTTTCCGCCTCCTGGTGAACAACCACCGACCAAGACATCACCATTTCTTTGTTTTTCTTGTCAAATGATTCGTGACATGTATCACATTTATCAGGCAAAAGCCCAAATAACGCAACCTCAGAGGCCAATGCCTTTTCGGCTTTTGATGTCTTCTCCAAAGCTCGTCTTTGCTTTCTATTCATCCTCGCTCCATCGTATACACAGATGGATATAGGTTTCGAATATAAGAAGACCCCGAATTAAATACCACTACTGCAGAGGGAAACGGAGCAGAGTTCTTAGAGTCTCCAAATTTAAGGCGTCCTTTAATAAAATGAATCTCTGATGCTCTCATTACATATTTGTGCCAGTACTTTGTATCAGTTCGGGCAGGGATGAGCATCACCACTTTGGTATCATCCTTCTGGCTTTCTCTATATCCCTTCTCTACCCACTCTGAGAGGTTGCCGTAGGGAGGGTTAACAAAGACAGTTTCCCCTTCCCAGTCTTGGGCCAGTCCATTATCTTCAAGAGTATAATACTTCTTAGCCTTATGATTATCATTTGTAGCACAAGGATCCAAAGTAAACTTTCCAAATCTCCAGTCTAGCTTATTAAAAAATTCTTGTGGTGTTGCCCATTCGCCCGTCTTAGAGCTAAACAGCGTTTTTTGTGTTGTTTTGTTCATTTCTCTTCTCCTTCGAAGATATGCTCATTAATTCTTTTTTTAGAAATCTCAATATATTTCTCTTCCATGTCAATACCAAAAAATGTTCGGCCTTCCTTCATTGCGCCGATCCCAGTTGAGCCACTACCGCAAAAAGGATCCAAAACGATCTTATCAGGTGGACAATAGATCTTACATAAATAAGACATTAAAGAAATAGGCTTAGGCGTCGGATGATCATTGTATTCTCCACGCTCTTTGCGCGTCACACGCGGAGCATAAAAATATTTCTGATGTTCTGTCTGAACCTCTCCTATGATGTTGGAAGGATATCGCCCGGCGGGGTTGGCATCAACCTTGCCAAAGTCAACCATCTCCCCTGTAGCAATAAGTGTCCAGCCCTCTTTCTTAGTTTTAATTGAAGATGCTCTCGCGTGCTTTCCATCCTTTCCGAAAGATCTACGCTTGACGCCTTGACCGACCCATCCAGTAGGAGGCTTGCCGTCCCACGGAACACGCGTGTTTTCCACGTCAATGACCCCAACCTTCCATTCCTCAAAGTTCTTTTTAATGCTGCCCTTGAATGGTTTCTGCGCAACTACAATTGGTTCATGGGCCGGCTTCAATCTATTCTTCTTTGGCATCTTCGTAGTCACCATCCACATAATCTGGTCTTTAATATCAAACCCGGCATCCTCTACCGCGCATGCCATTCGATGATAAAGCTGGGGACTACAAAAGCTGAGACAGAAGCTCCCAGGCTTAAGAACTCTCAGCACCTCTTTCCAAACCTCAACTGTTGGAACCGAATGATCCCACTCCTCCATTCCCATGCCATATGGCGGATCGGTAATACAACTATCAATTGAATTATCTGAAAAGGTCTTTAGGATTTCTCGACAGTCTCCATGGAAAAGCTTATGAGACATAATCAAGAACTCCCTGTTCGCAACGCTCACGCTCAGAGTGTGTAAAATAGTCTGTTTTCTCGGCGCCCCCTATTTGACACCACATCGCCCTGAAATATAGATCGAGTCCACGCTGATTAGTGTCATGACTTTTCAATTCTGAATTCAATTCACTAAACACTTTCTTGATCTTAGGTTCGTAAGCTTCAATCACCTTTCTCTGTTCGTCACTAACAATATCTTCACCTCTGAAAAGAGTTGTGCTATTTGGCTTGGCGCTGCTGAAAATATAGACATACTCCTTCTTTGGCATGCCGCTGTTGAAAGTTGGATACAATTGCTTGGAACTTTTACATTCTAAAAAATAGACGCGATCATTAACTTTGACAATAAAGTCCGGGCTGTTGTGCGTCCCACATGGTTGCGAAATGAAGGTATTATTCTCCATATAACACTTTGATGGATCTTTAAGCCATAAATCCCTTACTTTCAAGAACCCCTTACTCTTATGATTTATTACCTCGACTAGTCCACGATTAATTAATATATCCTCGACCGCATCTTCATGTTTCGAAATATTATGAACCATCCCGCTGGCAGCGGCATAATTTTTGTAATAAGGCATCTTCAAAACAGCTTCCAAAATTTGTTTCATGGTTGGTTTCATTGGTCTGTGCTCCCTAGTGCTCCTGCGCCTCTGGCGCTCATTGTAATTGGATATTCATATAGTTCGCCATCTCTTCGTCTGATGGCTCTAAAGTGGACCACAGGCACCATCACAACTTGTGCGATCTTTGTGCCTGCTTCGATAGTTTGTGTCGTGTTTCCTACATTATGAAGATTGATAAACACCTCTCCATCATAACCTGAATCAACAACACACGCCCCCACCAGCAAGCTACGCTTAGCTGCTACGCTAGAACGATTCTTTACTTCCAGCATATAACCATGCGGGACTCCAAATCGTAAACCAGTAGAGAGAATCTTACTTTCCCCCGGTGCGATAGAGACTGCCCTGTGCAACTCGCTGGATGGAGGCGAGTACCGCACGTCCAACCCGGCATCCGATGGATTGGCACGGGCTGGTTCGTTAGCGGTTGGGTGGACTAATGCGTATTCAAGCAGCATTGGTGTTCCTCTTCTTATTCAGAATGAGGTTGTAAGCATCATAGAATTCATCGACGTTCAATTCGCTCTTCATAAAACGATATGCCTTAACGGCAGTGCGAATCTCGTCGGTGGACAACCACCCGTTGTCACGGAACTCCTTGCGAAGTTCCCTCTTCTGCTCCTTGTATGGTTCCATCGCTTCTTCGATGGCGTTTAATGATCGAACATATTCTAAGATATAACGATCCTTGTCTGTGTTGTTTGTGGCCATGTAGCCTCCTTTTGTATTAATAATATATCAGACTGAGAGGCCTATGTCAAGCATTATTCGAACTTAAAATCAACTTTAACATTAATATTTAAAGTTGGAACATGCAAGTAATTAACTAGGTTATGGCGCCTACATTCATGTGGTGCCAGGTACCAATCAGCGTGACCTCTCTGGTGAATAATATCCAAAAAATGGTCTTTGCTTTGTCCACAATTTTCAGCCATCATATGAAAAATCTTTTTGTTTAATCTGTCAGCTTCTTTAGCATCTGCTTTAAGCTCTTCAACTTTTCCTTCCATCATCGAACTCACATCGTGAATCATTACAGTGGCATCGGGATCCATATATCTTTTTCCTTCGGCTCCAAAGCTTGCTAGCACAACACCACAAGACATCGCCTTGCCTTGTATAATAGTAGCAACCGGAATTTTAGAGTGTCTGATGTCTGATATCATCGACATTAATGAATATACTTGACCACCATAACTATCAATTATAATTGGAACTATTGGCTGTCCTGTATTTTGCGCCTTGCTCATCTGAGTTGAGAACGCATTAGCAGAATCCTCGTCAAACTTTCTCACACGAACAACAATCGGCAAATCCTCCACTAATTCCTGATCTTTCAAAAGTGGACTAAAGTATTTAATAATATTCATTTTGTTTTATCCTAGTAATTTAAATGTTCTCCCAATCGCATAAGTAGAAAATCCCCATTGTTCGTCATACTTAAGCTTCGCCATATACGGTTTATTAAGTGAGATCTTGTCCTTCTCTGGTTTAACGCCCCAACAACGAATCCTTGTCTGTTCGTTATTGCTATCGATCACTTCTACGATCCAGTAGTCTTTACCGTTCTTGGTCTTCTTCGGCGTAATCTTGCGCGGAATGAACCAGCACACATTCAACAAGCTATCGAATTCTGAAATCGGTGGAATATACTTATCGCCTAGGCGCTTAAGCATGGCGTCGTCTACCACAAGGTTCAACGGGAAGACGCCTGTAAGCTCTGTTCTAAATTGAATAATTTCTTCTTCGCTAAAATGTCCCTCGGGGCGATACAGTTCCATATTCTC